CGGATACTGCATGATTTGCACCACCAACCATAAGACAGTATCCACGCTCCAAACCATAAACACCACCACTAGTACCACAGTCAATATATTGGATGCCCAATTTAGCAAGCCTTTCTGCCCTGCGGCGAGTGTCCTTAAAATTGGAATTGCCATGATCAATAATAATATCACCCTCCACACAAAATTGTAGTAACTCATTAATTGTGCCCTCTACCGTTTCTGCTGGTACTACCATCATGAAAATACCAGGTGCTCTTTGATCACTTGGTGTAGATCTAACTACTTGAACAAGGCTTTCCAGAGAAGTGGTACATCCACTAATATAACCCTTCTCATATTGTTCTTCAGCTTTTGCATAGTTATTTCTATACCCCCATACTTCGTGTCCTTCTTTAATAAGACGGCGAGACATACCCTCACCCATTCGTCCTAATCCGATTAAACCTACTTTCATCTCCCACTCCTATATCTTACTGGCCAAGTTGATTCTAGTGTAAAAACTAGAAGTAGTGTGAAAAGAAAAACAAACGCTATACTCATTTGATTAACTCCATTGCTTTATGTAGTTCCTGAAAATGTTGAATTTCATCATTCATAATTCTCCAAATATCTTCATCATTCCAGTCATTGAACCAAAGATATTTTGCATAAGTATCTGCAGCATGAATCTCTATTTCATAGGAGAGATGGTAAGCAGAAATAGGAGCCACCCAATAATAAAATACATTAATCCAATAGTAGACAAGAACGAGGTGTCTGGCAAAGAAACGATCAATCCAATAAGAATTACCGCTCCTACTCTCCATATACTCCAGATGTTCGGTTTCATTAATTGTTTGAGCAAAATGTTCCTCCATTAGGTAAATATGTTCTGGTCCACGCAATCCTAATGATTCTCTTAAATGTAGTACACTCAAAAACGCAAAATAGGGTGCCCGAGCAATCTCCTCAAGCACCCAAAATCTTTGAAAGTGTCGGCCACGATAGAGATAATCAATGATTGAGATAGTAAAAGATAAGATAAATTTGTTAATTTTCTGCATCTTGCAGTACCTCTTCGACCCTTCGACGCATTCTCTCAAGGTCTCTCCTTATATATTTTTGTGAGTAACCTTTACTTTGTCTCATTATCAGAGTTCCCTGATAAAACATAGTTACTGCAAAAATTAAAAGTAAAAAAATACCTATCAATTCAATGTAATGTTTATCCATGGTAAAATTGGCGGAATTACTCCAATAAGTCGAAGTAGACCTTCAGCAAAAAGTGCAAGAACAACCCAACCAACACACATTGAAATAATTGAAGCATTACGATTGTGTCGGCGTATTGCAGCATCGATCATCTCCTGCACTTCTTCTTTGGTCACATAATGCACGGGTTTACTTTCATCCATCCTGTGCGACATCTCTATTATTCATCATATTATCAAGGGGATCTGGTTGCCCAGCAACTATAGCACAAGCTCTTTGGTAGAAGAGATTATTGGTATTTCCAGATGACTCGAAAGCGTCTTTGACTCTCACCCAATTATCATAGGTGTACTTGTCCATTTTGGTTTTAATTTGAAATACATAATAGCTATAATAGTCAGCATCTAGTATTTGTCAAGTTTGTTTTGATTTCCTAACGGAAAGTCAGGGATTCGAACCCTGGGTGCTACTAACACGCTTGTTTTCAAGACAAGTACCTTAAACCACTCGGTCAACTTTCCTAGCGAACTTCAAAGTTCAATTTACGAACTTTACGTTGTCGTCTTTGTTCTTGCCACTGAATATCTTGTTGTGACAAGACACCCTTCTTATTGTTGGGTTGATAAGAGTTTAACATAACAACCTGTGATAAGTCAACCGCAGATACCTTATCTCCACGAATGGTTGCCATGTTTGGGCATCCACAAGAAATTGTTTTATTTTGATGTCCCTCTAATTCCTTTCCACAAGAGCGACATCTAATTTTTATATTTTCCATCACTAATTAAATTTGCTACATAATCTTTTCCATTTATTTATTCATTATATACTCGACTGTGTTAGCAACGTCTTCCATTGCATCTCTTAAAAGTGGTTGTTGGCCAGAATAAGATTCAGATACATCACCCCTTTGAGTTTCTTCACAGAGAGTCCATCTCCACTGCTTCATACTTTTAGAGTACCACAAATTAATTTTCATTTGTGTGCTCCTTGCCAACCATATTATACAATTTTCGAAGTTCACACATCATAATCATGTGTTCACTTTCCATGTCACTAATCCTATATTGAAGATTTTCAATCATTTCATATAGACTTTCATGATTTAGTTTTTCAGATGGTTTGAAAAATTCTTTGATTATCCTTTTAAGTTTCTTTTTCATCAATCAAAAATAGGTCGCACATTATAGTTATAACGTCTCCTCATCTCTTTCATTTGTTTGGGATCATTTCCATAAAGGCCCATATTCATATAAACACAATCAAGATATCGAAGTTCTTCACGAGTGGCATCCGTAGTAAATGCATCACAGTAAGATAAAATTTCTTGAGGAACTTCTACCTTTTGGTAATCAATATCAATATAAAAAGGAACGGTCATAAAAAAGGGGAGGTTTTACCCTCCCCAATATATCAAATTCACTTCAGACTGTCAACAGCAACAAGTGCTTTTTGACGAAGTTCCTCAGGCAGAGGAACATAACCAAGAGAATCAGACTTTGCCTGTTGCTCTGGTGCAAGCATATAACGAAGAGTAGATTTCACATCTTCATTCCTTTCATATTCAGGATATGCAAGAATCCAAGTCAGGGAGACGATAGGATAAGCATTTGCACCTGCGGGGTTAGCATCAGAACCACGCAACTGATCGTCAAGAACAATTTCACCAAGTCCTACAGAAGCAGTTTCAGCAGATGCTTTGACGAAGTTTCCATCTTTGTTTTGAAGTGCAGGTTGTTGAAGACCACCATTCTTCACATAATCATAGTTCACATAACCAATTGAACCCGGAGTTTGTTTCAACTGAGCAGCAACACCAGAGTTTCCTTTGGCACCAATACCAACAGGCCACTTCACAGATTTGCCAGTGCCAACCTTTGATTTCCATTCAGAAGAAAAAGCAGATAGAGAGTTGGTGAAACCTTTGGTAGTGCCAGAACCATCAGAACGATGGACGACTTTAATAGTACCACCTTCACAACCAAAAGCAGACCATTCAGTAATCTTGCCGAGGAAAATATCAGCAAGTTGTGTCTGAGAAATCTTTGCGTCACAACCGGGATTGTTATATGCAGGAACGATAGCACCACCAGTCATGGGAATATGAACCATAGGCAGTTTCTGCTTTGCATCACTCACAGCACCATCGCTGGCACCGAAGTCAACAGTCTTTGCAGTAAATTGACGAACACCAGCTCCACTACCAACTGCTTGATAGTTGACTTGATTACCAGTTTCTTTAGCAAAAGATCCCAACCATGAATTATAAATTGCGGCAGGGAATGATGCACCTGCACCATTCAGTTTAAACGTTTCTACTTTCTCTGTGGAAGAACCACAGGCAACCATGAGAGGGGTGGCAGCAATAACTGCTGCGAGTGCTTTGAGTTTCATTTATTTCCTATCAAAAAGTGTACTTAGTGCCCATTTCTACCTTCCAGTCACGGGTGTCATCGTCTTGGAAGAGATTCTCAAACTTACCATAAGCAGAGAACTGATCGGTAACCTTCATCTTGGTTCCGACTTCCAGTGCGGTAAAAGTGCTACTCTCACCACCATCAGGATAAGATACACCAGCACCACCTTCAATGTAAGGCTTCATAGAACCCACTTTCCATTCATAACCTACTCGACCCTGATGTACAGTTTTAGAATAGTCATTATCTGTGCCTTTGAATTCATGCTTGGACTCTACATAGGGTCCTGCAAATGCAGGTGTCGCCAGTGCAGATGTTGCCAGTGCGGCAAGTGCGATTGCTTTCATTTGAAATTCCTTTGTAATGTTTTCGGGCTTGTCATTTGAAGACCTTATAATTATAACAACATATTCAATTCTTGTCGTTAAAAAAGGGTTAATGAACAAACCTATGTATTTAATACAGGTTAATCTAAATTTAATGTTTATTCAGGCACAAAAAAAGCACCCCCGTTAGGAGGTGCTGATATTTAATTAGGTGAAAATCAGAAAGCGTACTTCAGACCCAATTTGCCACCAACGTTCAGATCTTCAAACTCTTGATCGACAGTAACAGCGGAGAGCTCACCATAAACACCCAGTTGATCGGTCAGACCAGCAGAAACTCCGACTTTACCAGAGAATTCGGTGGAAGACTCTGCACCATCAGGGGAGACGATAGCAGGACCACCTTGGATGTACCAAGCAGCAGAATCACCAATACCATCTTCATAACCTACGTGCAGATCGGTGACGGCTCCAGAGTAGTCATCACCAGCCCATCCGGCATTGGTTTCTACATTAACATAAGGACCTGCAAGGGCAGCGCCAGCGGACATGGAGAGAGCAGCAGTTGCTGCGAATACAGATTTAATCATTTTTGATACCTCGTTAAATTTACTTGCGGAATGGTTACCCGCAGATGATGGATCGGATTCGACTTCCCGATCGCAGATTTAGTATACCACACTACTGTGGTCCGATCAACAAAACTGATGCGAGTACTTGGGGCATCTTCTGTCTGTTGTAATTCGTAACATTAAAGTTACGAACAAGTATTTATACGGAAAACTTTTTAGGGTTTACCGAAGCGGGATATCGGATTCGAACCGACGACATTCAGCTTGGAAGGCTGACGTTCTACCACTGAACTAATCCCGCAGTTAAAAGTAACTCTAACTTAAGTTACTTACTTTGTCAAGTGTTTATTCAAAGATAAACTCTTTCCATTCTGGAACTTTTGAATCAGTCAAATCTATAAGGACTTTACTAATCGGTGCTTTTGGAGTTGAAGATAACTTCATTCCAGTATGTTCCAGCATCTTATCACCCTTTTTAATATTGCAAGACGAACATGCAACCACTAAATTTTCCCAAGTATCTTTACCACCACGGCTACGCGGAATAACATGATCAATGGTTAAACTTTTTGTTGATCCACAATACTGACATTTATTTTTATCTCTCTTGTAAATCAAGTTTTTAGTTGGATACATATTGTTCATTCTACTAAATGGAATAATAACATAGTTTACCAATCGAATCACTCGTTTTGATATTAACTTTGCTTTTTCTTTAAACAATAGTATAATTGCTCTTTTCCAATTTGTAAAGTGAAGAGGTTCATAAGAACTATTAAGAACTAAAATTGTCGAATGAGGTTCTACAATTTCCATATTAGTTCTCGCCTGTAACAATATTTAGAGTAGGGTTAAGAATGTTAATATAAGACAAAACCGAAGTTTTGTCAAGCCTACCGACGGACTTGAACCGACGACCTGAGCTTTACAAAAGCCCTGCTCTACCAG